GTGTTTTCATTTGATAAAGGTATATTTTTTTATTAATATATTAAAACATTTTTACTTGTGCGGTGTGGTTTTTTATTCGCTGTATTGCCTTATCAAAATACTCCTTATCTAATTCACAAGCGGTTAATTCAAAGTCATAATCATGACAAGCTATCGCTATTGATCCACTACCTAAATGCGTGTCCAAAATCAAATCATTTTCATTTGTGTAGTGAGTAAGCAACCACTTGTATAAATCAACGGGCTTTTGTGTTGGGTGTATCTTATTCGGTTCGGCAGTTACAACGTGCTTTCTAAATATCTTCGCGGGCTTCTGAAAGCTAATCCAAGCCATTTCGCACATTGCACTACTAAAATCTTGTGGTTGCTTTTTATCCCAAATAATGAAGCCCTGCGATGGTGGTAAATCAAAGTAGTTTCCGCCCCAAATGATTTGATTTTTGCTTACTCTCATAAGTTCATCAAAGTATTGCTTGTTGGGTATTGCGTTATCCCAATCACATTTTTCGTGCTTTTGGCGAAAAGGGTTACTACTTATTCCTATTCCATAAGGCGGATCAACTATTGCAAGGTCAAAATAGTTATCAGGATAGCGCGACATCAATACCATATTATCCTCATTCGTTATTTGTATCTTATCAGTGATATTCATAGGTCAGCTTTGATATTGTTCATGATAGTATTAAAAAGCTCCTCATTCTTGATTATATGCTTATAGACCTCACACTTGACCTGGTTAATCTGCTCAGTCTTTATCATTGACTTCCATTCCTCACTGCTGTACTTAGATCTATCCCATTCACCCATTACCTGGTACATATTGCTTTTTACTTTGAGCTTGACATCACTTAGCCATTCATCAGAGATATACTCATCTTTGAAGTACCCTCTCTTGATTAGTGACTGCATGATCAGGGGTGCAGTATATCTCACTTTCTTTTCAAAGAATGCATCTTGCTGGTCAGCTATCAGCATGTCATGGAGTGCTTGTATATTCACCCTCTCCTCTACTAGCATCTGCTTTCTTTCCTCTTTCTTGCTGATGTCTTGCATTGCCTTTCTGCTATACTCAATATACCTGGTCAGTACATCACTGACATACTGCACACTGAACATATTGTAGTGTTCTATCCTGGTCCACTCGGTACCCAATGCATTGAGATCAAAAGCTAACTGCATTTCGCCTAGTGTGATGTTGCCATACTTCTCCACTATGAGCTGAGATAGGATAATGAACTCCTCTTGGGAGGGTAGCTGCTTGATGCCTGAGATAGTGATAGGCTTCACCATGCTCATCTTGAACTGCTGAGGACTGAGTGCATTGATTCTAACAGTGGTCTGTGCCTGGATGAGGGATTGCTCACTCTTTGTCAATCCACTCGTATAGGTCTTGCCTGCTAATTCTACCGATTTTGCTTGAGTCATTTGATTGGTTTTTAAGTTTTGATTGTTGCTCCAAATATACATCAACATTAAATCCTACCCACTGCCTACCTATGGCATTCACAATAACTTGCTTAGCCAAGTCATGGTCATTATTGCAGTCTCTCATCAGTGTGCTATATGCCATGTATTCACTCTTTGCAGATTTGTAGGAAGTCTTGGACACATTAGTCTTATACTCTACCCACTCATCCCAGCATCCATCTAGATGCCCTACCAAATCTTTGTTTCGTGGCTCTTTGTACAGCTCATTCACTACTATCTGATCTACCTCATACTTGACAAGATTAGCTTTCTCTAAGGCAGTGAATGCGACATCTAGAGCAAGAGCTTCCTGCTGTATCTTGGCCTCTCTCATAGATATGCCTGGATTGATGAATACAGATGCAATGTGCAGAGCTATATTGTCACTCATTATCTCAGCTACTTGGTTATCCTTACACAAGTAGTACAGCTTGAAGTACACACCCACATGGTGCGAGTGCATACCTCTTAGCTTATTGATTGCATCTTTCTTCATTTCAATATCTTTATATGTGAGATTGCCTTGAAGTGATCAGTGGCATCTATCCCTTTGCTCTGTAAATGTAGCAAGATATTTTCTAAGTCTTGCCGGAAATTACGATCTACTGAGTACAGACTTTCAATCCTTTTGATGCCATTGAGGACCGTTGCATGGTCTCTGTTATAGTAGGAGCCAATGACATTGAGAGAGAAGTACTCTTTCAGATACCTTGATACCCACATGCACACTTGCCTGGTGAAGTTTATGTCAGCCACTCTATTGCGTGCCATGACATCAGTAACAGATATTCTGTGATACTTGCAGACAAGCTCTCTGACAGTCAATAAGGGATCCATTTTCGGATTGCCATCCTCATCATCTGTAGGTCTACCTTCATCCAGCTGTATCTTCACTTCATCAATCTGCTGCTGTATCATGGTCTCAAATAGATCAATGAGCTTTTGATGTACATAGTTTTTCCTATCCTCAACAACACAAGACATGATGTCATTGTACTTTTCTTTTAGTGGTATGAATGTTCTCATGTGCCTGGAGTATTAAGTAGTTTTAACATGAACATACAGCCAGCTTCAAAAGCTATCAGTCTAGTGCCATCACACTGACCATCCTCATTCATTCCGGCGTATTGCTCGGATGCTGCTTTGATTGCAGTCATTATCTCAAATGCGTTCATAGGTCTGACTCTTGTGTTGGTTGAACTGATTTGTACTGGCAGTCATAGATGAACTGAGCCATGTCTTTCACTGACATCTTGCAGTGTTCTGCTAGAGTAAAGATGTCACCTATTGTCATCATTCCTGGATACTTCTCCCATCGTCTTGCTGTGGGCCAACTGACATTGAGAACTTTCGCCATTTCATAGGTACTTACAAAATATTGGCGCATTTTAGACACAAAGGGTCTATTGATTAGGTTGCTTTCATCTGCCCTACTTAGGTAGATTTTGTCTATCTGATTCATTGAAATAAGTTTTTGATTTTTGCAAATATAGATTTTTTATTTTGTAGTTCAGCTATCATCTTATCTTTTGTTTTGATAGTGAACTCTAGGGTAGATATTCTAGCCTCTTGTCTATTGAGTTCAGATTGTAGATTTCTTATCTCATTCTTGTAGATTGCGTCTTGAGCTATCCCTTTCATGTGAGCTGGTAGTTCTACCTCGCATGTCACTAGATCAGAGGTGGTATCTTCCTTGCTGTACTCAGCCTCATACCTTGACATCACATAGTCTAGAATATAGTCAGTGCTGTGGTTTTTTCGGTTGGTGTATATTACTGTCCTATCCTTAGTGTCAATGATCTCTAGCTCTCTGAGGTACTTCATGAACTGCTTGCCTAGTCTATAGTTCTTTGCCACATCATTAGTGATGCCTGGTAGAGACTGGAGGAGGTGCAGGTCATTGATTAGACCTGCTACCTTCACTCTTGTTTTTTGCTGTATGTTCATTCCTTTCTTAGTTTTAGCGTATCTATCCATAGCTTTGGTATTCAGAAAGGTAAGTCATTTTCATCTATAGATGCATCCATCTTGCGATCATTCAATGCATTGTCAATGGCATCTTGATTAGCTTGATTGCCAGTGAGTAGGTAGTGTTCAAAGTAGAGAGCCATGTTGACATACACTTCTGCTTTCTCTCCTGCTCCAATAGCGTCAATAGCTGCCTTCAATGCCACTGATCTAGCAATGTTCTCTTGCTGATTTGGTGCCTGCTTGGTCCCTACTTGGTTGGTACTTGGTCGGTACTGTTGATCAGGTGCTTTCTCAAGCTTGATGCTGTACTGAGTCTTGCCCTTGAACTGACCCTTACTTTCGATGCTGTAGTAGATTTCTGCTCCAGTGCAGATCTTTGATGGCATCTTTTCTTTGGTGCCTACTGATCCCTCATCTCCATTGTCTAGAGTGATGTTGTGATAGTAGATTTTGCCTGATGGTCCCTCCCACTCCCGAGAGTAGACGCATGATGTAACTTTTGCTGTTTTCATTTTCTTTTTATTCTTTGATTCTTGTTGACTTTTTAGGAAGCTTTGATGCTCTTCATTTTTTAACTCTTGATGTTCTTTGTATTCTGCTGAGTCCTCAGCTACTAGGATGGGTGCGCCATCTTCATCTTTGATCCAGGGCATTACTTCTGATATGTTTTTTCGGTTAGTAGTTCCTCCATTCTTTCTAAGGGAGTTCTCTTAGTCCCTGCTGCAATGTGCTGGGCTATCTGATTGAAGTCTAGCTTTTCTGTGGGATAGCTTGCAGACTGTACACAGATGTACTTCTTTGGGTAGGTTAGGTTAATTTTCTGATTCATAAAGCACCGAAGATTGTGTGAGTTTAACATATAAATTTATCAATTCATCATCATTCAAAAGATGAGAATGGCTATTGGTTTCAATAATTTTTTTTACCACCACTCGTAAAAAAGCGAGTTCATCAATGGAGAGGAATTTGACCGAAGTAGTCGCACCACCATTATCTTTGATTTGATTTACAACATTATCATCGCCATAAACCACAATTTTTTTCTTTGCTAACATGGCTTAGATGATTTGAAAGATGAATGCATAGATATTGATGTACGGATTTTGTCCGGCATGTGCATAAGCAAAGCCATCTTGATCATACTTGTAGTTCCATCCATTGTGACTTGCAATGTCAATGATGGTACTATTAGCATTCTGCAATGAGTCGCATGAGATACACTCCCTATCCATGCCTCTAAAAATGTGTACTTGATACATAGTTTTTTGTTTTTGATTTCAGCAAAGATATGAATATTTTTGAATATAGAACAAAAAAGTATCAATTCTTTTATTAACATAGTTATTAACATAGCAAAAGAGTAGTACCTTTGATGTCATGCTAGAGTCAGACATTCAAGAGGCAGTAGTCAAGTTCATTGATCTTACCTATCCAGGTACTTTGTATTGTGCCAGTGCCGGAGGGATGAGGACTAGCATGAGGCAAGCTATCAAGATGAAGCGCACTGGCTATAAGAAAGGATTCCCTGACTTACAGATCATGCATCCCACAAAGCTACATCATGGCTTATTCATTGAGATTAAGACAAGCAAGGGTCAGGCATCACCTGAGCAGAAAGCTTGGAGGGATGAGCTGAATAAGAGGGGCTACAGAGCTGTGATATGCAAGGGCCTTGATGCATGCATACTTGAGATCATTACCTACATGAATGAGAGAGTTGAATAAGGCCATAGAACTGCACTACAAAGATTTCTTAGCACTGGCTAAGATTCTTTCCAGGGGCAAGAGCTTTGATCCCTATGACCTCCTCCATGATACCATTGCTAGACTCTATGAGAGAGAGGCTGACTTCATTGATGATATTATCAAGAGGGGAAAGTTCAAGGCATACATGGACTGCTCACTGAGGTTGGCAGCTAACAGCTCTACAAGTAGATTCTACTACACTCATCGCAAGTTCACCAATGACATGAGTGAGATCACTGAGGATGCCTTACAGACAAAAGTTCCGGATATCGCAAGTTTTGTCAATAGGGAGAATATTGACATCATCATCAGTAGGCTGCCCGAATTTGAGAGCAAAGCACTGGAGCTGTATCTCATGGGCTTCAAGTACAAGGAGATCAGTGATGCGACAGATATACCTTTGACCTATGTATTTAGGGCAGTCAATACAGCGAAACAATTACTAATAGATCACATATGTTATTTACAACAGCACAGCAAAGAAAAGAAAGACTAGACATCTGCATGGCATGTCCTGTCTATGTAGCTAAAAGCAGCTCATGTGGAAAGTTCATGGATCTCTTTCAAGACCTTGTGACCATTGATGGAGTGACCTTCAAGCCATGCGGATGCCACCTCAGAGCAAAGGCATCATTGAAACACTTTGATTGTCCAGCAGGGAAGTGGCCTACTATCTTCAGCAAGAAACAACTGTCTATATTGAAAGACATAGCAGAGAGAGCTACTAAGCAAAAGTTCATAGTGAAAGAGGATAGAGACATGCTCAATCAAATCTTTCAGACTGAAGATCCCAACTTCCGAGGATTCTCATGTACTTCATGTGGTAGTCAGATATTCAGTACACTGGATCAGCTTTTGCAAGATATGCATAATGGTACTGTAGTACTTGATAGCCCCCCAAGTAACCCATCAGATATTCCAGCAAGAATTAAGAGGAGTAGAAAAAAGAAGGAGTGAGATATACTAAGAGCAGCTATCTATCCTTTATAGTTTAAGTTTTTGATTTCTCAAGAGAGCTCACAACGGTGGGCTTTTTTGTTTTATGACTTTTCAACAATATGACAGCTGTAACAAATTCATTCTATATTTGTCACATGCATCACATACTTAGGTTTTTAATTTGGTTTGAAAGTTTTGAAGTCCCCTTGAGTCTGGTGCATGGCTCTTGGGGACATTCTTTTGTTGGCGGTGCAAATACGCTAGGGCATAAGAATTAGGCACTACTAGGGGATGATAGCACAGTGCAGCGGTGGCATAAAGGAGTGAGCCGCAAGACTATCACAGAGGTCAGACACTCTGTTAAAGTAGACTCCAGACCATAGATCACTGATGATACTGTGGGACTTGAAAGCGAGGGACTCATTCGACAGATTGAGACTTAATGCTTGAGAGGTGAGTGACAACTGATGTCAAGTCAGTAGGATATTCTCATGCTCTCTTAGCTCAGGATCTATTCTCTAGATTAAGTATTAACTACTACTTATCTAGTAATTAAGTAAATTGATATACTAATAGATAACATGATATTGATACCAGGACAAATTGAGTCGATAAAGTCAAGAAAAGACAAGACAACTGCTATTGTGTTGGGTAGTCAAGAGATGTCACCCTCAACAGCTGGTCAGCTTTTTGCTTTGCAGAATAGTTTCGTCTATGTAGCTATCAAAGAGGAAAGTTTCATGCAGCAAGAGATTGAAGTCATGGAAGATCTGAAAGCTGATTTTGAGCTAGAAAAGAAAAGCAATGGTCAGAGACTAAGGAATGTACTCTATAAGCTATATGAGCAAGATAAAGAGGGATTCCTTACCTTTACAAAGTACTATGACCATCAGATGGAAAGATTGATAAACCACTTTAAGAATAAATTGAATGACTAAGTCAGACAAAACGGACAAGAAAAAAGAGTTTATGCTGCAGTGTCTCAAGCAGTCAATGGGTATAGTCTCTCATGCATGTGAGAAAGCTGATACAGCTAGAGCTACTCACTATGAGTGGTACAATAATGATCCCGAGTACGCTGCTCAAGTAGATGCTATCCAAGAGTCATGCATTGACTTTGCTGAGAGCAAGCTTATGGAGCTAATCAATGGAGCAAAGCATGAGGTAGCAACAGCTAAGGGTGAAGTCCTCCAAATACAAGATGGTCCTAACCCAACTGCTTGTATATTCTACTTAAAGACTAAAGGTAAAAAGAGAGGATATGTAGAGAAGTCTGAGCTGGAGGTAGGTGGCAATGGTATCAATATCACTATTGACTCTTTGATATGATTACATTAGGCAAGTACATAGACTTCAAGAATGCCGGAGAGAATGTATTCCTGCAAGCTCAAGTGGTCACTGGATACACAAAGGATGAGCTGAGAGAGAAGTCAATGGATGATATTGCACCCTTGATCAATAAGTTCATTGAGGATTGCAAGGGCTACAATGATAATAAGCTGCAGAAGTACATCAAGATGGGGGGAAAGACTATGGGCTTTCATCCCAACTTAGAGGCTATGAGCTTTGGTGAGTATCTTGACCTCAATGAGCTAGTGAGGTCTGACTTCACTAACAACTTACCCAAGATCATGAGTATATTGTATAGACCAGTGGTGAGTTAGTTCATGCATAACTATGAGATAGAGAAATATGACAG